ATGATAATTCTCCGGTTGCTTGCCCTGAAGATAGGACCGGAACCGAGACCGCTCTTTAGTGTAGTCAAAGAACATCACGTCAGGGTGTGCCTTGATTGTTCTAGTCCAGGACCTATCGGAAAACGTGTTAAGCCTAAGCGCTAATTCCTTGCCCCTAAACCTAGCAAGGGCTTCTAGGCTCCTGATATCTAGGTTCAACATTTCCCGGAACAGCTTAGGGTCATCCCGGAGGAGCTCGGCACGCCGGAGACGGGCAGCAGCAACTACAGGAAAAAAACCATTTCCCGCAAACCTGAGGCAATACTTGAGACAATCAAGATCCTCGCGAACAGCGGAAGGACAATTAATAGCGCTTCCTACTTGCCCGCTCTGTAATTCAAGACCGGCGGTTACTATCCCCGTAACCTCATAAGTCATCTCTTGTTTCTTGTTAGCTGTTAGAAGCTGCGTGTGCGCCCCTAGCGGAAGTATATTTGGCATTGTTGATCCTTTCGTACATTAAAAAAAATTAAGCCCACATAAGCAGTTTACTCATATATTGCGGAAGACCGCAACAACAAAAAGCAGCGCAAGCCCTAGACCTTGCAGGGGATTTGCGGATAGTTTGGGCGATGGACTAACACCGTATCGAGGGGAATATGATATCAACCAATTTTGTTTTAAAACTATCGGAACACATTGAAGCTAACCCGCCGGAAAGACTAAGTGAAACCTATCTCTCCAAGCACCTGGTCAGCGGAATAACCAAGGCATTGCGCGGCGTGTCATTTTGCGACGACGACGACGAAGACGACTGGAGACGACGACGACGACGACCAGACACGAACGACGACTGGAGTACACCTGAGGACGCTCAGCTAGTCGTGAGTTGCGGCGGGTCACTATGGCTCTACGACCGCACAATTTGGCGACGACTCGCAGACGACGACCTGGTTATGCTGTGCCTTCTGTACGACGGGAAGACGACAGTAATAAACGACAAGCCGACGACCATTGGAATGACGGGACGAAAGGCTTCAGCTATCGCCTCCCTCACCAAGAAGCTCCACACGACCCGGCGCCCCAACTTCTTTGACGAACCCCCGCTGGGCTTATCCTTTCAGGATGGTTATTGGACGATTGAGGACGGAACACTTGAATGCGTTGAGCACCACCCCCGACATAAGACTACATTCGGCTACAGCTTCCCGCTCGACGATGTAGACCAGCCGGTGGGCGCCTGGCTTAAGTACCTCAACTCCCTCTGGAGAGACGACGAAGACAAGCAAGAGAAAATTGACGCACTGCAAGAATGGATAGGTGCCACCCTGGTTGGGCGGGCTACCTGCTATGCACGAGCAGCACTCTTTGTAGGCACTGGGGCCAACGGTAAGAGCGTCCTGCAGACCATCATCGAGGAGCTATTTCCTCCCGAGAACGTGACGACAGCAAGCCCTGCACACTGGGACAAAGAGTACACCTTGGCTACCTTGCGCGATTCACGGCTTAACGTTTGCTCGGAGCTCCCTGAATATAAAGCCCTAGACACGAGCGCTACGTTCAAGGCTGTACTCAGCGGAGACAGGACCGAAGCGCGAATGCCCTACCGTGAGCCTTTCTCGTTTCGTCCACTGGCCGGGCACTTGTTTGCGGCCAACGCTCTACCTAACATCGGGTCGGGCGACTTTACCCATGGGTTCTTCCGGCGGTTCTTACTGTTCACATTCAACAGAAACTTTACCGAAGACGCAGGGATGGAGCGCCGGGACCAGGCTGAGATACTAGAGGAAATCAGAAAAGAGCACGCCAGCATCCTATGGTGGGCGTTGCACGGGGCTTGCCGATTATTAAAGCGCGGCGAGTATACGCTGCCAGCTAGTCATGAGCTGACCATTAAGGAATGGCACCAAGACTCCGACCCGGTACAGGACTTCGTTGAAAGCTGCTGCAAGAAGGATAGCGAGGGTATGCTTCTCAAGTACGTCTACAATGATTACGTAACTTGGTGCGAGTCTGTTGGCCGCAAGAGGATGACCAATAGGACACTGGCTAAACGATTGCGCCAGCTAGGCATTAGTCACTGGAGAGGAAACGGCGGGACCAAGGTGGCCCTCGCCGTCAAGATGAAGACTGAGTGGCTTGATTACAGCTAGGTGTCTACCGTCACGGGGCCGACAATGGCCCCCTCTTCATCCGCAAATATCCCCACGACAAGAAACAGCTCCCCCTCAGACCCGCCATGAGCCAACGGGTGAGGCGCCGCCTCAAAGACTTGGCCGGAGCCCTTAGCCTTCTGGTTAAGACCTTCCGCAACCTGCAGCGCCCGCTCCTTAGAACAAGTAAGAATATTGGAGCTCCCGCTCAAGGCATACAAGGCGCAAAACTCCAAGAGACTTGTAAGTAAATCTTCTCTTTTCATTATAGAAACCAGCTCTCAACTGGAACGTCACACAAGTCCCTAATCAGAATCACCCGCTTACCCTGCGGGACATGCACGCCGTTCTCGTAACGATTCAGCATATACCTATCAAACCCGAGCTTCTCAGCAGCCTGGTCCAACGTGTACCCGTTCTTGTTGCGCCAGGTCGCAAGCAGCTTGCTTCCTTGATTCTTTGCACCCTTAACTTCAGACATAACCGACCTCCTTCAATAATTGGTGGACCTCATCAAACCCTTTGCAGACACGAGAGACCCACCCTCGTTTTTCTAATTCACTCAGCCAGCGCTTCTGGTCCTCACTTACTCTTCCACCTGTGACTCGCTTGAGCTCAATCGCCAGACCGACACCTCCCGGCCCTTTACACGGGTCGAATACGAGAATGTCTGGGCAGCCTGCTTTGAGCCCTTCAGCGCGAAGCCTTGCCCCACGAATCGCTCCTTCTTTTCCCCTGCGCCCGTGGCCTTCATTGGGAACGTGACACCAGAGGAGCCCGAGGTGATCGAGCAGCTTTGCGACCCGCACTTGCTCTTGTCGCTCTGTTGGCACGCTGCTTTGTTTTGTTTTGCGCTTTGGTCGCAGACCCCTAGCGGCTTCTTTCTCAAAATGCTCTTTGTCTTTTTCAGTTCGCTCATAAAATTTACCGATTCGATTTAATATTCTCTGCTCATAGTCACTGCTATTCATTGCCCCGCCTGGTTTCAAAGGTTAAGATAAGGCAACGAAACCCTTTCGTTAGTCCATGTAGGTGGCGGTGCATCAACTCCCGCACCGCCACCTTCACACATGGTATCTTCCGATTCTTCTAGCAACCACCTCAACCTCCCTACGAGAGACAGGGGGTGAGCACTTTAACTGGTTAACCTGGTCAAGGAGCTCGATAACCTCAGGCTCAGTGTGGCCTTCCCAGAAGAACCTGCCCGCAAGTTTAGCCAGCTCGTTATTCCTTGAGCCGTCACCTATTGCAGGCAAAGAGTTGATATTTAACTTGGGCTTCTCGTCAGGATAAACACCGCGCACCTGGTGAGATTTAAACCCGTTGGTTTTCTTGTTCGCAAGATCCTTGAGCCAAGCAGGCACTTCTGGAATCAGACCCTGATTTAGTCCTATATCCCATTCGTATCTCTTGCCCGAAGGATGAAGCGAAGGTGGAGCTATCACGTAACCCCCGGCGCCCCTCAAATCTAAGCCAGGGGCAAACTTTACTTTGTTGCCGAGCTCGCTCGACTTAAAGTAGAAATGGTATCCCCCACCACCCGTGATAGCTCGTGGCCCGTTCGAGAACGTAGACACATCGCGGTGCCGCTTTACCAGCTCCCTCAACGTTTGCTTACCTTCCTCGCCATCAACATCCAGAACCGTAAACTGGTTGCAATGCAGGCCAATATTATAATTTGGATTCTCAACCCACCACCTCACGATTTGCGCGATATCGCTAGTCGCATCCTTTACCCCATGAGGTGTGGCCGGGTGCTTGCCCGGAGAGTTGCAGCCCGGCACGCCGCAGGAGCAGACCCCATGCACGACAACATGCACAGGGAATATCTCTAGCCCCTCCATAGCGTACCAGGCTGCCCAAGACTGCAAGTTCACAGTTGCGCGTCCTCAATGCCACTGGAGGGAACCGGCGGCACTGGGGGTAAACTCTCAGCCTTGGCACCGAAGACCTGGGAGGGGGTAAGCTCCCCTGACTTCAGCTTCTTGTAGGTCTCGACAAGCCAAGTCATCTGCTTGTTGGTCACTTTTGAAATTATCTTGATACCTGCCGCCTCAAACAACTCTTCCTGTGTGGCGCCGTACTCTTTCTCGTACATCTTCACGGCATCCATGCAGCGGTCCTTGTTAGTAGGCTTCTTGGACTTCTTGACCGCAGGCTCAGCAGGGTCAACCTCAACGTCCTCGCAAGTAACGTACTCAGCGTCAACCGCGCCAGTGCTGCTGGTCACGCTCTCTACCTGCTTAGGCATTACAGCATCAATCGCAGGGTGCTTTACTGAAACCTTTCCTGCCGGGCGGTCATTGTAGTCCATCACCTCCTCACGAGGCATGATACCACGCAAGGCATCTGCAAAAGCATCACGGCACGCAAAGGCCCTAGCCCGCATCTGTAGCATTCGCTCAGGGTACTGGGACCACGGCCCCTTGTTACCCCAGAGACTGGCTCGCTTTGCCTGGTCAACACTAAAGCCCCGCACTGTCTCCTGTACCTCATCCCCGAACCGGCGATGGACGCGGCAGTAAGCTACGGCATCGGGCGTGTTCGCGTGCTCAATCCATTCCTTCATTCCGACAAAGCTCGGGTGACCTTGGCAGATAGCAAGCAGGCCATCACCCCAAATGGTAACCTTACCGTTGATACAGCTAATATTCTGCAAGCTCTGCATTGGGCTAAGCCTTAGGTCTGCCCCCATCATAACAATCGCCATGATGTCGTCAGTCTTACCGTGCAAGGCACGAGGGACAAGCTGCGTGCGTGACAGCATCCCGCAAAATGTGACAAGCTCGTCGAAGCTGTTTGGATTAAATTTTGTTAACTCACTACTCATACTGCGAATCCTTTCGGGTAAAACTTAGCGCTCATCTTGCCATTTTTATCTGCCTTGAACTGGCAGAACTTCTTATCCTTCACCTTGTCTTCAGTGATTTCCTGGTACGTCAATTCTTCATACTCACCGGCAGACTCAATCAACTTGTTTTGCTCAGTCTTAAGAAGCTTCTTGTCCGCATCAATGCGGCGCGTAATCCGGGCAATCTCCTCCGCTACAACAACCTCTTCCTCGTTTAAGGGTCGGCGCTTCTCCAGCCACCGCTCCCTCTCAAGTAACGTGCGACGGCATGCGTCAGACTCATCAACCGCAGGCATCACACCCGTCTCAACGTGCGCCTTGTACCAGGCGGCAGACTGCCCCTCGATGTACTGAGCACGCTCGTTGTCAGCATGAATTAAGAACGGGGTCGGCATAGCAAAATTGCTAAACCTGGCACTAAGAATTACGAACGGCCAGTCATACCGGTAGCACTGGAGCAGGCACTGAATCTTATACATCTCTGGAATGTCGTCACTCATTGCCTCGCCCCACGCAGAGCGCTGTTGCCCGTGGGCCTCTTTAAGCTCCGCGCCAAACAATGCCTTGCGGTGCCTAATGCTGGGAACCGCAAAGTAATCCCCGGTGATACGCATAGGAACACCGTCAACTTCATAATGCAGAGTACCCGCTCGCTTTAAAAACACACTGTAACCGCCTCGCTTCAGCACTCGCTCCAGCATAAGCTTATGGCTTGGCTCCATAAGAAGGCCGAG